CAGTCAACTGTTCAATCATAAGACAGGGAGAATACAAAATGAAAAATCCGAAGATTCGCCATCGATTGATGAGGCTGTCAGGCAAGTGTGCCTGTGCTTCAAGAAAATCGAAGTCGATTGTACACCCGCGAGGGTGTCCAAAGTGCTTCAGACATTCAAATTATTGGAGCGATCCTTTGACGCGTTTAACGTCTCAAAAGCAGATTACACTGAATTTCTTAGTGTATCTGCTGTGTTGTGGGATTCTTGCATATCTTCAATTTTACTCGAAGACTGTAGACCCAAACACGGTCCTGGGACGACTGCTGAGGGAATTACTGGTAATCAGAAATTCTCTTGGCATAAGTGGCATGAGCGTCTCGAGCCTTATTTCCCTCTAGTCGGTAATGGATACCCTCTGGGCATCTTTCCCGGTGACGAGGAGCTCGAAAAGGTAACGTTCATTCCTACGGACGAAGAGCAACCCGTCAGGGTTGTTACGGTTCCGAAAACGCTAAAAGGACCCCGTGTTATAGCCATTGAGCCTTGTTGCGTGCAGTATGCACAACAAGGGATAAGAGACGTGCTTTATAAGCGTCTCGAGTCTTTTTGGTTGACTGCTGGTCACATTAACTTTGTTGATCAGTCTATCAATCAGAAGTTGGCCTTAACGAGTTCGGCCTCGGGTCAATTAGCAACGATTGACTTATCCGATGCAAGTGATCGTGTTCCACTTTCATTTGCTTTGGATATGTTTCGGTCTAATCCCGATCTTAGGGATGCGATCGTGGCATGTAGGTCTACCGGAGCTGAGCTTCCTGATGGGACACTCGTGTCCCCTCTCAAGAAGTTTGCCTCTATGGGTAGTGCTCTCTGTTTTCCGATCGAAGCCATGTACTTTTACACTATATGTGTAATGGCTTTGTTGAAGGCAAGCAGTCTCCCTGTGACTCAGAGAAACATTTTTACCGTTTCTCGTGGAGTCCACGTATATGGGGATGACATAGTTGTCCCTACTACGTATGCGATGATTGTTCTCGATTACCTGCGAAAGTACAATTGCAAGGTAAACGTCAATAAGACTTTCGTGAGCGGAAGCTTCCGAGAGTCGTGTGGCGTCGATGCTTACCGTGGATATGAGGTAACACCAACTTATCTGCGTAAATTGCGTCCTGAGAACAAACGGCAAGCCGATCGGATAATCTCTTGGACTGCCACCGCCAATTCCTTTTATCTAAAGGGATATTGGCGCGCAGCCACTTTCATGTTTTCGAAACTTGAGAGGGTCATAGGGGTTCTACCCTATGTATCATTGACATCCG